GGTTAATGGATGATGTTCATACAAAGGCTTGGAATTTAAGGGAAGATCCGTATAGAAAAAATGCCGTGTTTGGAAGTAATTCAACCGTACCAAGTGTAGATATAAAAGGGGATGGTGTTGAAAATACGCCAATTTATCCTTGGCCACAGTTAATTGTTGAAAATACAAAAAATGATGGTGGTGAAAAATATGAATTAAAATATCCTGGTGATCCCGTTTTAGCAAGTACGTTAAAAGCATTTGTTCCTGAAATATGGCCTGAAGTTGAATTTGTGGAAGAGTTTATAAAAGGTTATACTGAAAGAGAATTACCAATACCCGACCCTGAATACACAAATAATGGGTTAACAAGACCTGACAGATTTAGTTTTAATGCAATTGAATTCCCAATAAATAATCAAGTATTTCAAAACACGGAAGAAGTAAAATTTTTCTATGAAATATATGAAAGATTAATGTTAAACTCTTTTTATAGTTTAATGAGTCGAGATTTGGGTAAAGCATATAATATGGGGTTCTATTCTGCTGAGGCGGAAGTGACTAATATTATAAAGGCATTATCTGATGACAATCCATATCTAACAAAAAAATTAAAAGAATATAATATAAATGGGCAAGTTTATTTAGGTTTCTTACGACACATTTCAAACCAAGGTGAGGGACAATCTTGGCAAAATTTTATTAGAGGTGAGTTTAATACAACGTATATTAAAAATGAATCATTAAATCCATTTGAGTTATTAGATGGTAAAATATTAAATAACAATATTTCACAACCAAATGTGGGTTTAGAAAATAGTGAATTAGTTGAAAAATATATTGGTGTTGACAACGTACCTGAAAATTATGATATATGTGATTTATACCCTATAACAAATTTAAAATGGGATAATAATTATTTGGCGGATGGGGCAACGTTACAAAGTACACAACCGGCATATAAAACCTATGATGTTTTAAAATATAATCTTAATAATAAATCAATTGTTAATTTTAATGAAGATAAAGTTATAAAACCAATTACAAATTATAACTACGCTGATAGTGTTTTTGATCAAACAGTTTTAACAACCAATTTAAAATTATTTTACCAAAATAGACAAATAAAAAATCAGTTTATTACTGAAGGTAATGTATTTTACTCAAATTATAAAAACAATTTATCGTCTGATCAAACAACCTCAATGTTAAACACCCCATATTTTATTAACGCCATTCAAAAAGGAGTTTATAATTTTAGATATAATAGTGGGGACTTATCACCATATAAATTAGCGGCATATTTGTTCTTAAATAGTTTACCATTGGCAACCCTAAAAGAAAAATATAAGTTGGTTGATGATACTAATAATACAACAAGTGAGTTAAGTTATATTATTTCTACAATTAAAAAATACGGTGCGATACACAAATTACCATATGCTTGGGTATTAAAATATGGTTCACTTTGGCATAGATATAAAACTTGGGTTGATACGGGAAATGATATATTAACAGATGTTTGGCAAGATTTTAATTATTCATATAATTATGATCCTATCAATAGTGCTACAACTAAGGTATACAACGTAACTATCAATAGTATCCCCCAAGAAATAATATTACAGGGAAATTTATCGACAACTGTTGGTAATAATAACTATACTAAAACTGTTATTAACAATGGGTTTTATCCTAAAACTTTAGATGACTTTAATGTTTTTTATCAAGGTAGATTGTTGTTTGATACTACACCACAAATTGCTGGCACCTGTGCTGTTGTAAATGGAAATCAAATTCAAATATTGTCAATAAATTCAAATGAGATTATTGACGGAATGATAATTTCCGGTACAGGATTACAATACAATACAACAATAGTTTCACAAATAAGTGGTACAACTGGTGGTGTTGGTAGATATTCAGTTACACCATCACAAACCACAACTTTCCAACCAAACGTTTTGGGGCCATCAATTAATTTTGTTGTAACAAACCCTAATTCAATTGGGTATACAAGTGCTGAAATTCAACTGGCATTAACTAATAAATTAACAATGGTTAAAACAACGGGTTCTATGATAAATAGACCAAATGGTTTTGATCCTATTGTATTGAATAGGTCGCTAAACTTAACACCTTGGTCTTGTTATGTAAAAACAACGGATGATGCGTTTGTTTATCCTTTACCTTCATTTGGGGGGTTAGTTAATCAAACGGAAGATGAATGTTTTAACTTAAATGGTAATATAAAAACTGAGGTTCTTAGTAATTCTGCGATGTATAATGGTTCTGTTAGATTATTTTGGAAGGCACCTAATTATGGTTATTATGACAATAGTAGGGTGGTTAAACCTGATCCTGACAGTTATTTAAAGAAAATATTTAATAGTGGTACAACACAAGAAAATTTCTCAATAAACACTAGTAGTAGTGAGTATTCTAAGTTAGATGAAATGTTTACAACATTTGATAAAGATGCTTTAGATATATTAGAAATTGAATTTTTAAATTTTGGTAGATCTGTGTATGATTACGATACGTTAATAACTTCAGTAACTGAGGATGAAACTGAAAGTGAAAAGGCGTATAAAAACTTCCAAATGTTAATGAGAATGATGATGAAGGTACCAACACCAACCTCATCAGTTGATGATTCTATTGTTGAAGAAATACAAAACAGTCAAATTGAATCTTTTAAAACTTACCTGGCTGGATTTATGAATTATGAGATTGTTATGAAATATGGTAATCCATCTAATTTTAATAAAAAATTATTTTACACCTTTTCTAACAAATACATTGAAGATCCATATACATATCAAGGTTATAAACAATCTTCTCCAAACACATTACCGAATGGTGTTTTGAGTCCTGTTACTTTGGCTCAATCCAAAGCGAATAATCCTGAGACATGGAAAGCGTTAGAAACATATGTTGGTTTTTCTGAAATACCACAACTACAATATAAAAACACCGGATCATATATTACTGACTTTTTTATAGATTTAGATGTTCAATTTAATGAGAAAAATGTTATACAGTTTGCTCCAATAATAAAGATATATGCAACACAAAAACTTAAAAAGAATAATATTACAAGAAGTGAGTTCTATTCATTGATGAATGATTATTTAAATAAAAATGAAGATTATATTGATACCGTTCTTGATTTAGAATTAACGAGATTAAGAAATAAATTACCAAATGTTATTGTAACACCTGACAGAACAAGTGTTAAATCTGATCTACAAGGGGAACAAAGTAGATATGAACTTTGGGATAGTTTTAAAGCGATAAACGATAAATTTATTGCTGGAAATGATTATAAATTAAAAACACTTTTTGAGGATATACTATTATTTGATAGGGCAAGTAGAGATGTTGGTCAAAAAATATATGCGGACATTTTTAAAGTAAAAGATTTAATTGAATATGGTAAATATACTAATACTATGTTGGATATGGTAACCACAATTTTAACTGAAAATAATTTTACTTATTTTACTTTACCAGCGTATGCTAATTTTTACAATGTTCAAGATACAAGTAAAAACCCAACCCCAAACCCTGAAGGAACATTAGAATTTGCTAACTCATTATTTGGTACGTTTTTAACTTTGGATTATCGTGATACCACTTCTAAATTTTTATGTTTATATGCTAACAAACCTAGTGAGCATTTGGCGTTAAACGATAATGTTGATTATAGATTCAGAGATGATGCGTTTGATTTGAGAAGGGCTAGTGATAACCCATTACTTGATAATTTAAATGGAAAAACTGATTGGGATAAATCAAATAAAGTTGTTGGGTTTAATGTTGATATTGGACCTCAAAACCAACAAATATTTAAACAATTTGATATTTCACAAGATCCGGGATCCCCAACTACAGAATCGTTGGAAGTTTTAAATCAAATGGCAAATTTAAATCGTAATAGAAGTGAGTCAACACAAAGTGTGTCATTATATAATTTATACCGAAATAGAAGTTATAAGTGTAATATAGATATGTTGGGTAATGCTATGATACAACCTATGATGTATTTTAATTTACGAAACGTACCTATGTTTAGTGGACCTTATATGATATTAAAAGTATCTCATAGAATAAGTGAAAATGGATTTGATACCGAATTTGAAGGACAAAGACAACCATTTTATAGTATTCCTGCTATAGATAAATTTTTACAATCTTTAAACACTAAAATTTTAGAAACAATAAAAGAACAAATTGAAAAAGAAGAAGCTGCTTTACTTGAATCAGAAGATAATATTTTACAAGAACAAAGTGATATTATTAATAACACAAATAATGGGAATGGTACCTTAACTACCAACCAAAATTGCTCAGATAAATTGAATAGTGCCTATATAAGTTATACAAACGAAACCCCAACAAAAACTTCATTAACATTAAAGAACGCTGTTGATATAATTAAAACTGAAATGAATAACTCTAATATAACAACCGATACACAACCACTAATGTTGGCGTTTTTATTCTCTGTTATGTATATCAATTCTTTCAAGTCAGGTAAATTTGAGGCTTATGGACATAATTATGGGTCAATAAGATTAGACGTTTCTTATGGTGGGGCAACGGCTCTTATGGAAAATAAATATTATTGTGTTAATCAAGGAACCACACAAAATATCCCACTTGCGACGTTTAGTAGTGATGTTGCCTTTGTAAGATTTGCTATAACTAAATTTAAAGAGAAATTATCTTATATAAAAAATCAACCACTAGCAACTGACGATGAACAAATAAAGGCTTTTTCTAAAACATTCATATTAAGATGGCCGGTTAATCAACCTGATAGTGTCTATGATAAAATGACAGAACAAGATAAAAAAACTGTTGAGAATAAATTTAGAGAAGCATTTAATACTGTAAAATCTATATAGAGGTAAAATGTTTTTTTCTATTTATTAGATATTTATAATAAAAAAACTATGAGCACAAAATTAATTTTAGACAATTATCTTGGTAAGAATACAAGAATGTCAGAGAAAGATGCGGGTAACGGATTTAAAGAGGTATGTGATTTAGATACCGGAGATTGTTACACAATAAGAATGAAAGATGGTTTAATTGAGCGTGTTGATAACACAATGAATACACATAAGAAAATCCAAGTTGAAACTAAATCTGGTATTAAACAATTATTAAACGGATAAAATGGGAATAGATAAAAAAATTTTAGAGGAGATTAAAAGACATAATAGTATTAATCAATACATTATGGAACAAGGTGAAACACTACCGGCTCCTGAAGACGCATTACCGCCGGCTCCTGAAGCCGCTCCTGCAGCACCTGCGGCACCTGTCGCACCTGCGGCACCTGCAGCACCAGGTCCACAACCTGTTGATATTGAAAACGATCCCGATGTTGAGGAAGTTGGTAAAGAAACTGAAGAGTTAGATATAACTGATTTGGTTGACACTCAAAAAACATTAGTGGATAAGCAAGAAGAATATTTTAATAATCTTTTTGATCAATTAAAAAATCTTGAAACTAAATTGGGTGAAATGGATAATTTAGTAAATACCGTAAATAATTTAGAGGTTAAAATTGAAAAGATGAGACCTAAAACCCCTGAAGAAAAATTAGAATTAAGGAGTTTGGATTCTGGTCCGTTTAATCAAAAACTTAGTGAGTTTTTTGACGATAAAATGGATGACATGGAAAAAACAGGAAAGAATGAATATGTTCTAACTACTGATGAGGTTGAGGAGTTTTCCCCAAACGAAATCAAAGGTAGTTTTAGTGACTACGATGAAGAAAACGAAAACAATTATATGTAATGTTCAAGGTCGAAAATATCGACCTTAAACATTTTTTACTTACCTTATTGACTACTACTTTTATTTAACTTATATTTCTATTGTAAACTTTTAATTAATATATATAATATGGCGACAAACAATGTTTTAGATGCGGTTTTGGCTCAGTATGAGAACTCAAAACAAAGTGGTTCTTCTTCCACTTCAAAAATGTCTCAAGAAGAAAGAATGAAAAAGTATTTCGCAGCAATCCTTAAAGACAGCGAAAAACAAGGACAAAGAAAAATCCGTATTTTACCTACAACTGATGGATCTTCCCCTTTTAAAGAGGTTTGGTTCCACGAAATTAATGTTGATGGTAAATGGCAGAAATTTTATGATCCGGGAAAAAATGACAACGAACGTTCACCTTTGAATGAGGTTTACGAAGAGTTAATGTCAACAGGTCGTGAATCAGACAAACAATTAGCCACACAATATAAGGCTCGCAAGTTTTACATTGTAAAAGTAATTGACCGTGATCACGAAGAAGATGGTGTTAAATTTTGGAGATTTAAACACAATTACAAACAAGAAGGGATCCTTGATAAAATCATTCCAATTTGGAAAGCAAAAGGAGATGTTACTGATCCTGATAACGGACGTGATTTAATTCTTGAGTTAACAAAGGCAAAGACACCAAAAGGTGCAACATATACGGTTATCCAAACTGTTATGTACGATGACCCAACACCAACACACGAAGATGCTGAAACGGCAAATGGTTGGATAAATGATGAGTTAACTTGGGAAGACGTGTATTCTAAAAAACCTGTAGAGTATCTTGAAGCAATTGCAAGAGGTGAAACTCCTCGTTGGGATACAGACGCTGGTAAATACATTTATTCTAATAGTGACGAATCAGAAGTTTCTATGGGTGGATCAAAACCAAAATCTATTAATGAAGTAGAGGATCCTCAAATGAATGAGGAAGAGGATGAAGATTTACCATTCTAATTAAATTATTAACTTTTATACTTGGGCACATTGGATAACTTTGTGTCCAAGTATTTTAAAATCAAAAAAAATGAATAAGATTTCAGAAAAAATGTATGAGGCATTGACCTTAAAATATCGCTCAGAAATGGCGGAAGCAGAAGCAACACTATTAGTTTACTTTACAAATCCTGTTGGGATTGGAGAACACCCACAACACGTTGAAGAAATGGATAATTTAGTTGAAAAGATGGTTAACGCAAAAGATAAATTAGAAATGTTAGAAGTGTTTCACAAATATAATCTTAAATAATATGGCAATTAAGAAGAATGACTTTAGTTCGATAAAGAAAAAGTTTTCATCGGACGCAAAATACAAACCACAAAGATTTTTTGATCTTGGATCTGAATTCCTTGATGCGGTAGGACTTCCTGGCCCCGCAATTGGTCACTTGAATATGTTACTTGGTCACTCTGATACAGGAAAAACAACTGCCCTTATTAAAACTGCTGTAGACGCTCAAAAGAAAAACATTTTACCCGTTTTTATAATTACAGAACAAAAATGGTCATTTGAACACTCCAAACTTATGGGGTTTGAATGTGATGAGGTTGTAGATGAAGAAACAGGTGAATTGACATGGGATGGATTTTTCCTATTCAATAATAATTTCGACTACATCGAACAAATCACAGAATACATCAATGACTTATTGGACGCACAAGAAAAAGGTGAATTAGATTATTCTCTTTGTATCATGTGGGATTCAGTAGGGTCAGTTCCTTGTAAGATGACTTATGAGGGTAAAGGAGGTAAACAACACAATGCAAGTGTTTTAGCCGACAAAATTGGTATGGGTATCAACCAACGTATTTCAGGATCTCGTAAGGCAGATTCTAAATATGAAAATACTCTAATCATTGTTAATCAACCTTGGGTAGAATTACCTGATAACCCATTTGGTCAACCTAAGATCAAAGCAAAAGGTGGTGAAGCAATTTGGTTAAACTCTTCTTTAGTATTCTTATTTGGTAATCAGAAAGGTGCGGGAACAACAAAGATCACGGCAACAAAAGATAAAAGAACTGTTAAGTTTGCTTCAAGAACAAAAGTGTCGGTTATGAAAAACCACATTAACGGTCTTGGTTTTGAAGACGGAAAAATTATTGTGACTCCACACGGATTTTTACCGGGTAAAGATACAACAGAAGAAAAGGCATCAATAGAGAAGTATAAAAAAGAATATGCTGACTATTGGAAAGATATAATCGGAGTCGATGGTGACTTTGATTTGAAAGCAGAAAAAGAAGAAGTTGAGTAGTAACTATTAAATTAAAAAAAATGTCAAAAACCTTATTGGTTGACGGTAATAATTTATTAAAAATTGGATTTCACGGGGCTCGTGATCTGTATAATAAAGGTGAACACGTAGGTGGTATTTGGCACTTTTTAAATACGTTACGTAAATTCTTAGAAGAAACCAACTTCAATAAAGTAGTTGTATTTTGGGATAGTATAACAAGCTCTTCACAGAGAAGAATACTATACCCAAAATATAAACTAAATCGTAATCCTTTAGAAAACGAAAGTAAGGAAGAATCCTTCAACCATCAAAAACAAAGAGTTAAACAATATCTTGAAGAGATGTTTGTAAGACAAATGGAGACAGAAAATTCGGAAGCGGATGATCTTATTGCCCATTACTGTAAAGTGTCACCAGATGAAGAAAAAACAATATTCTCAAGTGATAGAGATTTAACTCAATTAATCTCAGAAAAGGTTACTATATATTCCCCCCAATCAAAAAGGTATTATAAATTTGGAGACAAGATTAAACTTAAAGATTATGAGTTTCCACACTATAATGTTAAAACCGTGAAAATACTCACTGGTGACGGTTCAGATAATATAGATGGTATATTTTATTTGGGTGAGAAAACTTTAGTTAAATTTTTCCCTGAGATACTTGATTCAGAGGTTTCTTTTACCGATATTTTAACAAAAGGTGAAGAACTACTGAAAGAAAATAAAGACGTTGTTGTTCTACA